GACATATTAACGTGGTTACTTAATAACCAATTAACACAAAACAGGTTAAAAAGCACAAAACAAGCTACAAGATATTAAACACTATTAACCCAAGACAAAGGCATTAAGCCGCTTTAAAGCATAAGAGAGCTAAACACACAAAAAGGGCTAAAATGCTAAAAGATACGAAGAGCGATGGCAAGCAAGAAATGATAAGGAAAAGCGGTGGAGTGGGTTTGCCAGTTAATGTAAAGACTATTTGCAACTGTGGCGTAATTGACACACTAGGTCAGAATGAACTGTGGCTTTTTTGACACAGTAACGAATAGCGCAAAGCGGATACTTTTTATTGGCTGGAAGCACAAGAGGGATGCGCTTTAGTGTCTGATGAGGCCGGAAGTTGGGCTGTTGCCATGTTTGGGATGCAAAACGTCCCTGTTGATTTTCCGAGCGATATCGAGGCGCGTTATCTAATCGAGAAGCAGGACTGGCAAAGCTCTATTCGCAAGGCCATTGACTACGCCATCAAACAGGCAGAATAAGACATGACGCCTGACGAGTTCGGCATTATAAAGGGAGCTTTCTGCCGCGTGAATAGGCATATACCGTCCGAGGGGTATTCAGCCTCATACGGTGCGCAAGGGATTTAAGGGCTCTTGGCTATGGATTTCCGAAAAAGAGGGCTTAAAATGGCGTTTAAATTGATTTGTGATAGGGGTACGGGGGGGAGTCGTGATAGGGGTAGCAATCACTTGAGGGGTCGAATAGGACTTCACTCCGAGATTTTCGGGTAATTTAGGAGAATTCAAAAATGCTTAAGGTAGTTTATTTCAGTACAGGGCTGTGGTTAGCTGGTGGATATGAGAAGAGGAATGGTGTTGGGGTTATCAAAACGCCGAGGTATTATCATGTAATGGGTGAGAAGCACGGATTTATGTCACTGCCGGGGAATCCGAAGAGTGTTATTTTGAGTGAATACGGATTTATTTATGATTTAGAGCAGGGCAGTGAGTTGTGGAATTTGTATTTTGAGAGATTGCGTGCGGAGCGTGCGTATATGGAAGATTTATTGAGGGCTAAGGATGAGGGAGAAGATTCGGGAGTATCTGATGAATCAGGGGTTCGGGCTGTTTCTGGAGGGGTGCAAGTTGAACCCGCAGCATAGGAGAGATTATGCCGAAGGGAACGAAGGTGGAAAGTCTTTATCGTCGCCTGCTCAAAGAGGGATATTCCAAAGAGTCGGCGGCGAGGATAGCTCAGGGAAGAACTGGTATGTCGTTGAAGACGGGAAAAAAGCCTAAGGGTGGAAGATAAGAAAAGGCCACGCGGCAGGCCGAGTGAGCCGCTGATTGACGATGTTAAGCTTATGCAGTTGCGCCGTGAGAAGATGTCACGGCAGAAGTGTGCTGATTATTTTGGCGTAAGTCTTTCTTCGATTAAGGTTGCTGAAAAGCGGATAGTCAAGAAACTGACCAATTCTCCGATGGTCGTAGATCAGGATGTAAAGTCGGGAATTGACGCTTTGACGCAGTTGGTGCTGATTAACAAGAAAATGCTGCACCAGTTGGAACGAAGTGAGAAACTGATAAACCGTGAGGAACTTAAATCGGCTGATTGCGACAAGGCTTATGCTGAGGCTAAAGATGGGGGTTTTGAAGCACAGGCGGTTTTAGATAAAATATGGACGAATAACCTGAAGTCAGCATTAGCAATACAAACCAATGTTGTAAATATTTCAGGTGAGATTCGTAAGCAGATTGAACTCCAGATGAAAATTATGGAGACGCTCTTTAACATACAGATGCAGCAGGAATTTCAGGCGGAAGTTATAGAGGTTCTAAAGACAGCCGATGAGATTGTTGCACAGACGCTTATAGAGAAGCTGAAGGAACGGAAAGCGTTGAGGGGACTGGTTAAGATTTAATGGTGACAAAGGCGGAAGTAAGGGACAGACTATTCAGTGATTTATTGACCGCCATTAACCAACAGGTTATTTCAGCGGAAACCGCGCCACCGGAATTCAGTGACTGGCTTATCAAGGAAAATGTTATACTTGATGGCAAACCGTTTTCATTTAAGGGGCACGAATACCTGATAGAGCCTTACAAAGACATGCACCCATTTCAGGTGGAGATTAAAGCCACACAGTTAGGGTTAACGTCTAAGGCTTTATTAAGAGTTCTTTACGGATGCAGATACGGCAATTACAGGGGTATTGCCTATTTGTTTCCTTCGAGAACTGATGTAACCGACTTATCCAGAACAAGGCTTACTCCGCTTATCGAGGACAATCCGGGGAATATCGGGCAGTGGATAAGAGATACCGACTCCGCGAATGTCAAAAAGATATGGAATAGTTTTCTGTATCTAAGAGGCATGAAAAGCCGGGTTGGTCTAAAGTCTGTGCCGATTGATTTTGAAGTGTTTGACGAACTTGACGAAGCGCCGCCAAATTCGGTTGATATGGCTCTTGAAAGAATGGCGCACTCCGAACAGGGACATTTGCTTTTTCTTTCAAACCCGACAACGCCGGATTACGGAATAGATAGGCTATTCCAAACCACAGACCAGCAGTATTGGTTATTGAAATGTCCGGCGTGTAACGAATACACTAATTTAGTGGACACTTTTCCAGAGTGCCTGCAAACGGTGAGGGGAAGAACTTACAGGGCTTGCATGAAATGCGGTCAGGAACTTGACCCGGCGAAAGGTGAGTGGGTTGCGAAATATCCGCATATCACTGAAAAAAGAGGGAGGCAATACTCACAGTTATTCTCTCAATATAAGATAAATTCGCCTGAGAATATACTACACCGGTTCAGGACGACAAATAACCTGACTGACTTTTATAACCTGAAGATAGGTGTTGCGTACGTTGATGCGCATTTCAGGTTGTCGTTACAGCAGGTGTATGATTGCTGCACAAGCGGTGGAATGGAAAGTTCTTCAGAGAAGGGCTGCTACATGGGAGTTGACCAAGGAAACAACCTTCATGTGGTTATCGGAAGACGGCACGAGAAGAGGCGTGGAGAGATAATTTACGTTGATGTTCTGAAGGGGAATAACCAACAGGACGCAAAAGACGATAGCGGTTGGAGGCAGCTTGACGAACTTATGAATCGGTTTCACGTTTTGAGATGCGTTGTTGATGCCATGCCGAACACAAAAGCCGCTAGGAACTTTTCAGAGAGATTTCCCGGTAGAGTTTTTCTTTGCTACTACAACGAACATCAGAAGGGAAACTATCGCTGGAATGAAAAGGAAATGATTGTTCACGCAAACAGAACAGAGTCTCTTGATTCTTCGCATAGGGAGATTGCGGAACAGTTAGTTTATCTTCCGAGGCAGTCAGACATGATACAGAAGTTTGCTTTTCACCTGCATAATGTTGCAAAGAAGCTGATTGAAGACGATGATACCGGAAGCCAAAGATATGTTTATTTGAAATTGGGCGAAGACCACTTTAGACACGCTTTTAACTATGAGGCTATGGCAAGACAGGATTCACCGGAACTTATTTTTTCGGAGCTATTGTGAAAATCATAGCCGGAATGTCATGGCCTGAAGACGGGTATCCTGCTTTTCTTTGTGTGGTTAAAACAGGGATTAAAAAGAACGATGAGAAGTTTAAAAACCCTGAAGAGATTATCAGAATCACAGAAGAGTTTGAAGAAGTAACCGTAAGCAAGTTGTTCGAGAAGTTAAGGGGGATAATAGGGCTTACACATATTTATACAAAGTATGGGAAAAAGTATATTTCGTATATTAACGAATTTCGCAGATGGAAATACTCGAATAACAGCAACATACTTTTACATACTTCGAGCGTGTCTTCTTTTGAAGCGGGAATACTGACGATTAAAGACATGGTAACTGACGGTAGGTTAATGTTTTGCGACAACTCAAAAGTAAAAAATCAATTACAGATTTTTTCTAAATTGAGTTTAGATAATGAGAGTGAGTTCTATGCGGTTTCAGCTTTAACGAACTGCATAGGTATTTTTAAAAAACGGGATTCGGTTGTAACAAGCCAATCCCAAAACCCTAAAGCATGGCACTAATAAGTACACTATGTTTTAGAATCTTCGTGGATACATAAGCCCACAAGGAGGAAAAATGTCAAAGAACTACAAGAGCATTGAAAAGGAAGAAGCTGCTGCCAATGAACTTTGGCGCAAGACTTACGAACCTGAAGCGGCTGAAGATGAAACTGAAAAGGAAGAATTTAAGGCTGCTGAAGTGCAAGAACCTGCTCCATCTGAAGTAATCAAAGACGGAATACAGGAAAAAGAGGTTACTCCCGAACCGGAGAAAGAACCAGAAGTTCCAAAAAAGGTAGAGGCAGAACCTGAAAAAGATTACAAACAAATGTACAAAACCCTAGAGGGCAAGTACAGGGCTGAAGTGCCGGAACTCCATAAAAAAGTAAAGCATTGGAAAGACAATGCGATACAGCTTTCGGATAAGATTTCGGAACTTGAAAAGAAGATTAGCGACATTGAATCTTCATCCAGCCGTTCAGAAATTAAAGGTGATTTGGATGCTCTGGAAGCAGAATATCCCGATATTGGCAAGACTATCCGCAAGATTGAGGAAAGACATGCCAGCGAGTTAGCCGCACGTGATACGTATTGGCAGACTCAGTTAAACAAATCTCTTGCACCAATGCAAGCCGATTTGAACATGACGAGAGAATCACGCTTTGATGCTGATATGGTTAGATTTGGAGTTCCAAATTGGCGCGAAATAAATATAGACCCGGAGTTTATTGATTACTTAAATGCTCCAACGCCTTACAGCAGAAAAACAAAATTAGAACTTTTGCAGGAAGCGGGAAGTACGCTTGACGCTGAAGTTGCCTCAAAGTTTTTCTTGGAATACATGAATACAAAAACTCCTGCGGGGAAGCCCGTTGATGGACAGGAAAAGTTAAAAAAATATGTCGCTCCGCCTAAAGCAGAAACAGGTGCTAATTCAAAAGGCGGTAGCGGAAAACCAGAATTAACGATTGCAATGTATGAGAAATTCTATAAAGAAACATCTAAACCCGGAAGATATAACCCGAAAAACTGGTTCGGCAAAACAGAAGCTGAAATGGAAGCTATGCTGGAAGCCGCGCTTGTTAAGGGCGAACTTAAACGGTAATTTTATAGACCGACTCTGTTGCATTGTTAATTCTCTAAAAAAAATTAAACAAGGAGAATATATATAATGAGTGTTAACAGAGTTGATGGTCATCCAGATTATAGCTCCGCTGGTAGTTCTAAGTTTATTAGTGAAATTTGGTCTGCGAAAATGCAGAAGAAATTTTACAATGCTTGTAACCTCACGGCTATAAGTAACACTGATTACCAAAATGAGATTAAAAATCAGGGTGATACAGTTATTATCAGAGGTATTCCCGATATTTCTATCGGTGATTACCAGAAGGGTATGACTCTTGACATTCAGCATCCAGAACAGGCTGCTGTTACTATGCTTATTGACAAAGGTAAGTATTTTAACATCTATGTTGATGATGTTGATTCAGTCCAGAGTGATATTGATTTACTAAACAAATTTACAGATGCGGCTGGTAGAGATAACGCTATTGCCGTTGAAACTGATGTTCTTGCGACCATGCCCGCTGGTGCGCATGCGAGCAACTATGGTGCGAATGCCGGAGCTATTTCGGCTGGTTTTAACCTTGGTGCTTCCGGTTCGCCTATTCAGATTACTGCGGCTAATGTCCTTGATTACATCGTGGATTGCGGCACGGTTCTGGGTGAGAACAAAGTGCAGGACGAAGATTGCTGGATGCTCGTTCCCGAATGGATGGCTGGACTTATTCAGAAATCCGACCTTCAGGACGCTTCACTTTCCGGCGATTCCAAGTCCGTGTTAAGAAGTAATCTGCTCGGCAAGATTGGCAGATTCAATATATTAAAATCTAACCTTTTACCTACTGTTGCGGCTACGACCGATGCTTCAGGGTTCAAATGTTACTATGTAATGTTTGGACACAAGGACGCTACCAGTTTTGCCAACCAGTATATTAAGGTTCAGAAACTGACTTCCGAATTGACATTCGCACAGATTGTGCGTGGTCTTAATGTCTATGGAAGCAAAGTAGTCAATTCTCAGGGTCTTGGCTATATGTATGTTCGCAAATAAGGAGGAACTGAACTATGGCTCTTAAAGTTAATTTTACAGGGAAAGCTTCCTTAAGCACCGAGACTCTGCCGACTGGTTATACGACTGATGTCGGTAATGGAATTGGAATGCTTGACGGAAGGCTCGGTCTTCTGAAGGGGCGTGTTGACGCTGCCCTTACAGGCGGAACGAATACCAGCACGGATACTTATGAAGTAATTCACGTTCCTGCCGGGTTCTATATCATGAACGTCTGGGCGTATGTCGTTGAGGCTGAGGCTACAAACACTACTGCTACGATAGAAGTTGGTATCGGTGACGATCCTGATGAATTCATTACGGCTACATCACCTGATACGACTGGCGAAATCTTTGGTATGACCGGAGATGCTCTGGCTATCAACGGTACTGTGTTGACAGCTGCTGACACCATTGACATCACTGTTGCTACAGCTGCATTGACCAATGCGGTCATTGATGTGTATGCGCTTGTTGTCGATATGCGTGAGACCAGAACGTAATTTAACATAGGGGGCTGGATAAACCAGCCCCTTTAACTTGTAGGAGATGAGGTCTAAATTCTTCACTCCGAATAAATGAGGAAAAATAAATGGGTAATTACAGGTATCAGAGTTTCGGC